TTAGAATTTTCCGTTGAGCACTGGGTCTGAAACTGTACCTTTCCATTGCTCACGCAAGGTAGGTAAATAAAATTTCTCACCAATAGTGACCAATTCTGAATCAATCAATGCGTGAACTTCGTGCATAAAAATATAATCAAGTGCAACCAAAGAGAGTTCATGATTTTTTTGGGCAGTTTTTTTGCGTTTCGCTTGAGCTTGCTTCACTAACTCATTCGCAAAATTTTTATCTTTATAAGCCGTAATTGCATTTAAACGGAGTTCAATAACACCCCATCCAGCCAATAGCTTTTTAAAGACATCAAAATCTTCCGAAGTTGATTCCCATGTTACATTTTCTAGATCATTATCGTCAGGTAAAACCGGCAACAACAGATCACCTGTACTTGGGAAAATCTTTTTAAGATTTAACAGAAACTTAACAGGCTGATCACCGGGATAATCATTAAATTGCACATGTTGTTCGGTATCTGTTAAATAAATAGAGAGCATTAAAAATTTCCAATCGTAAGTTTTTGTTTTTAATAAGTTAAAAAATAACCTATCAAAATTCTATCAAAACTTTAGAAAAACAGTATTTTGAAGTGTTGCGTATTCTAGCAATTATGACAGCTTATTCAACGTTAATTCGCTATTAATTAATGAAAGGAAATTGTATGTGCGCGAACTAGGAATCTATAAGTAAAGAGCGGGTCCATCTGCTAGATCTATTCGAACCTACTTTCGAGTATAAAGCCGATGTTTATCCGGGTTACGACTGCCCTCTTATATTTCCACACTTATGACCTTCTCACCGACTTTGAGCATATAGAGAAAAAGGAATGTTTGATGAAAGCTATGGATGGTATCCATAGTAAGTTGGGAAAGAAAAAACTCGGTGTCGGACCATGTTTTGTTTCTGGTCGAAACTGGTCGATGTCGCGTGATAAGTTGAGTAGAAATCCGTTTCGATGGGATGAACTGTTGACTATTAAATTTTAAAAAGTAAAATCATTGTAAATATCTAATACCTTGATCTCAATGACAAATATAATTCAATTTAAAAGAAAAAAAGTTTATCGAGGTATTGTGGCTCCTAGCGGAATTATGGCTATTAATGGAAATAGTTTGTTTTTAGAGCGAACATATATACCTGAGGACATTTTTTTATTATGTAATGTATTGGGATAAAATTGCTATTCCAACAAGCTCAATAATTCATATGGAATTACCTTTAGAGAATGAATTAGAGACATTAGGTATCTTAGAAAGACCAAGTTTACCAGCTATAGGACAAGTAGACGCTGCTAGGCATATTCACTGGACATTTGGTGAAGTTGCTAAACAAAAATTAAAAGATGACGATTTTGATTGGATTATCCACCATATGTCTGGTGACCCTATTTATCTTCCAGAGCATTCTACAAAAAAGGATACTATACGGCTTAGAATTACTAATGCCTTACCAATACCGTCATCTGACGGGAAATTTTCTTTAGACGATTTATTAGAGTTTAAAAATAGAAGGGCTTCTGAACTTGAAGGTTTACACATAACTATGGATAGGCTATTAAAAAAACTTAATCATGAAGAATTAGATGTAATCCGAAAAACTGAACTAAAAAGATTTGAAAATGCAATTTTGGAGTTAGATAGAACAGTATTTGAGCGTTTTAAAATAATAAAAAAAAGCGATTTTGAAGTTAATATCGACTTAACTGGTGATGCTATTCTAGCACTTGCTTTGAATACCCCTGCACTTATACAGGATTTAAAATCAAATGGTATACCGCTTGCAACTATTGCTACCTCTATACTTTCCGTGTTTTCACTTTCTAGAAAGTATGGAGTTACGCTAAATCAATATAATCATGGTGATTTTAATTTAGAATATATTTCTAGTGCACGTTCAGAAAATATAATATTCTAAATTCCAACCTATTTTGAAAAATCAATAAAAATTAAGCCCTCCTTAGAGGGCTTTTACACAAATGCTGACACTAACATTATTATTAATCGTATGAGCTGTGCATCCTGATAACAGAATACTTAGTAGCAAAATCTTAAACATCGATTGGTACCATGTCGACAGTTTGGCCAGCGAGCTCATGATGACAATCAGATAAGAATTGAATCTTTCCTTCAGTCAAAAATAAATGACACCGGCTTGCTGGGTAATGATTATTAACAAGTAATGAAGGTGTAAAAGTGGGCTTTTCGACATCACCATTAAAATTCCAGATGCTGCCATTATGATGTGCACCCTCTTGTACATAGAAAGGATGTAAATACTTACATCCGGGACACTTAAACATATAGATACCGCTGCTCCAGTACTCAAGATAAGGAGTAAGCTCAGTTACTGTTTCTGCTTGAGTCATTTAGATCACCACTCTATTAGAAATCCAGCCATAGAAAAATTGTTCCTGGCTTGGATTACGTTCACAGATTTCTATGTAACGTTGGCCTTGCATGATATTCAGCACTCGAACCAATACCTTCTCTCCTTCTTTCCCACGCTTGGCCAAATAGGTTTTTAGAACATTTAACGTAGCTGGTCCATAAATTCCATCTACAGTGAGATCTGGCCAACCTGCTTTACCTTGGTTATTAAGCAAATTTAAAGCACGTTGTAGAAGTGGCTTAGCAAAGCCGATACCACAATTCACACCAGTATCTAAAAGCTCTTCAGCTACTACTGAAGAAACCACATTTACTTGATCGAATCGCGGAGCTGTCCAGTATTGTTTTCGATAAATCGCTTTGGCCACATCAAGAGGCAAATCTTTCATATTACCTTTAAACCCATTTGTACGTGCTACTGCTTCAGTAATACCGTATTTGGTTGCACCACCTCGATCGGCAGGATTATTTACATAACCGCCTTCACGCTTAATGAGCTCTTCAAGATATTGTTCAATGTCCATTTCACTTTCCTTTAGATGTAAAAAAGCCACCCTAAGGTGGCTGTTCAGAAAAATTAGTTAATTCGCTTTTTTTACAAAGCTACTCCGCAAATATCCTTAGTACCTGTTGGATAAGTTTGTGTAATTTTTGATTGATCCAGTAGGAACTCAATCGAAACATCTTTGTTCGCATCAGTTGCTGCTAAATCATAAAAATTAGAGGTTAATGAAAAATATAGGTTATCGAGTTTAGAGGGGAACGTCGCAAAATAGCCTTTGTTAACCCCATTAAAAACTAAACCAACTTGATTAGAGTTCTGATTAATATAGATACCAATTTTTTGATAACCATCAGAAGTAACTTCTGGAGCTAAGTTAAAGCCATTAGAAATTAACGCACTATCATTTGATGTAGTTTGAATATAAAAATTATTAGTTGTCGGTCCATGTTGGTAAGCAACTATAAAATTTACAGCCTTACCATTCTGCATAATACCAGCTGCTAGAGTTGGGAAAATATTTACATAACCTGTATTCCCTAATGTAGGAACTTTAATTTTATATTCAAACGCTATAATTCCAGAAGTTGGTATTACTTTATCCCCTCTGGTATATAGCATTGCAGATGAATCATTTGCTGCTAAAAATTGTGAAAGGTAATCTTGACTGAAAGCCATGTAAATAGGTCTTTGCTGAGATGTCTTATAAGAAAACTTATTTCCTGTAATAGTTGGGAACTTCTGAACAGAAGTATTACCTAAAGATTGTAACTGGGTTAATGTTGCATCAAAGCTATAAGTACACTCAGCAAATACACTACTTATTCCACTGAAACCCATTACTGTTGCTAAAATTATCTTTTTCACGGCATTATCCTGTTTTTATTTTGAACATTTAGTATAAACAAGTCTCTAAATATTTTAATTAAATCCGATAAATGACAGAAATATATGTGATCTAGTTAATAATACCGCCCGAAGGCGGTTAACTATTTTGAATATCATCTTTGGCTTTCTTAAATTCTTTGATCACTTCAACAATCGTTTTACCTTCCTGTTTATCAATAAAGTTAAAGATCCACCTAACCAAAGCCCAACCGGGTAAACCACAAACAAAGAAGAATCCACCAAGTGCAATCATTCCCCATACATCTGTAACCCATTCGTGAAGCCCCCACTTCACAATAATGAATGAGCCGCCAGCAAGGCTTGAAACAACTGTACAAATCAGGCCAACTGCCCATTCTTGGGGTGATCGCGGCATACGTGTCATCAATACTACTGCTGCAACTAAAGCGACCGCTAAAGTCACCATGATTGCAGCCCCATAAAATTTTAAAATTGTTGTTAAGCCACTAGTGGAAACTGGTTCCATTTATTTCTCCAGAAAATTTAGACAATAAAAAAGCACCCATTTGGGTGCTTACTTTTAGTTAAACAATTAACTTGTTTGTTGAATACTTTGAACTTCTCGTGAAGTAACTTTCTTACCAATCTTGATGAAGGGTTTTTCATAAAATTTGTATGAAAGATTTGCCGCAATAATCGTTGCGATTGAAGCAACAATAATGCAAAGTAAAGGTTGATGAACTACTTTATTCACAAATATATAGACCACTGGATGTAATAGGTAGACGCCATATGTTGCCTCGCCGAGATTTGCAAAAGGTTTAGCAAACCAGTTTGGTAAATCAATTTCTAACTTATAAAAACCAAGTGTCAAAGCTATTGATGCCACAGCAAAAATGAAACGGTTAATACCAGTTGTAATATTAATTTGATCACCAGCCGCAGGATACAAACATAAAACAGCAAGCGATATTACAACCAAAGCTTTTGCAATATTCTTCATGCTTATGTTATGAAAGTTGTAATACAAGGCTAAACCACACGCGTATAAAAAAAAAGTTGTTAAATGGATTAATGTAAGTTTGCCACTGAGCTGATAAAGTTTTATTTGGGTCTAAAGCAGAGAAAGCAAAATACATTCCTACAGCAACCAACCCTAAAACAGCTAAATTACCTAATGGCTTATTTTTGGCATAAAGCATGATAAGGAAAGGTGTGAAAGCATAATAGAATGTTTCATTACCAATGCTCCAAGCTCCAATATTTATGTACTCTGTAGGTGCAACAAAGCCAAACAATAATGTCACATTCAAAAAAATTTTATAAATATCAAGCTGGTCATTAACTATAAAACCTATCCCTGCAATAATAGCAATAGCTATCCATAAGAGTGGCAAGAGCCTAAACAAACGACGCACAAAGAATACAAAAGATGTTTGAATATCCTTAACATAGTTGTTATATACAATCCCCATACTTAAACCAGAAAGTACAAAGAATATTGAAACACCATAAATACCAAAATTTCCTAAAATATTTCCAGCTTGTGGATGAAAAACCTCCCAGCTGACTAAATGATAAATCATGATTGCAAATGCCATCACACCTCGCAACCAATCTAATGATTCAAATCTTTTCATATTATTAACTATATTTTATCGGCTATCCTTAAAGTCGAAACAAGACTCAAATACAATTAATAAAATTAATACTATAAAACAGAAACAAAATGTAGCCAATTGTTAAAATAAAAATAATACCAATAAAAATCAAATTATTAAAAAACAAAATATAAATATAATATTATTTTAATAAATATAAAAAATAATAAAATAGGGATTAATTTAACCATCAATTTCAATTAATATATATTATTAAATAAGACAAAAATCAAAAATATAATATCTCACAACCAATTATAAAATAATACACTAACAATATCTAATCTTTTAAAAAATAAAAAATTATGTGACCTATTACATTCTTAGATAACTCCCCAAATTATTTCTTGAGCTTATTAAAAGCACCCAGTTTGGGTGCTTTAGATTAAATTAAGCTTCAGAAGTACTTTGAGTAATCTGGTTTGAATATTTCCAGACTGTGTTTTCCCATACATCACGAGCTGCAACACGAATATAATATGGTGTTGTTGGTTGTAATCCCCCGATAGTCGTTGTTAATTCTAAACCCGTCCAAGTCGGCACCATTAATGTTGGATCGAAATTAGCGCTATTACTGAGCCAAACAGCATAGTCTTTTAGATCCGGAACCTCACTAGGTGCCCATGTAACTGTGACTGAATCAATAGTTGCAGAGGTATAAACATTTAAAAGTACTGGGGGTACCGGATTACTAATACTTAATTCAGCATATGTGCTGATCTGGTCGCCGTTCTTGCTTGCCACACGAATTGTATAAGCTCGGCCTATTCCATCCTGCTTAGCCTCTTCAATCGAATAGCTGTAATCCGTATTGGTTGTATCAACTTCACGAATCATTGCACCATTCGACCAGACCTGAACACGATAGCCATCTGTACCAGTTGAGCTTTGCCACTGAACTTTGAATGTGGTACCAACAAACGGCGATTGAAGTGATAGACCTTTCACACCCGCAGGACGTCCACCAGATAATGTATAGCTGTACGCTGTCACCTCATCTAATGTTTGTTCTTTGCGCTCCAATCCATTAAAGCTAGTGAACTTTAAGAAGATCTGTTTACCTATAAGATTCTCACTAAATTCATACTCAAAAATAGCCCGATCAAGACGCACAAAAGGCTCACCAGCGTTATGAACTTGAGCATCGTCAAAAACGCCCACGCAAAACGTCAACTTAAGGTATAAAGACCAGATCCGTTTAACGTGGCAACTTGATAATTAAAATACTCGTCACCGACTTTACAAAGCGTTTGATCGGCTTGAGCATCTTCTAATGTGCCGCTGAAGATCCGACTTGCTGTATTAAGCTCTACCTGTAAAGCGGTATCATCCGCATCAATAGCCGTAACCAATTGACCGTATCGCGCGGATCCGTAGATAGTGCCAATCATTTCATAAGTCGTATTATCAAGGCTGGCCCAAACGTTACAGCCACCCCAATTGATGCCACCAGACACTGCAACCCATACCTGATTCTTGCCATCTGTAGGATCTAGCGGAGGCTCAAATATAGCAGGTGCATTCACATTACCTGGTTCCTCATTACCACCTTGATAACCATTAGATGCTTGTGAATCGTATTCAATGGCAGATCTTGAACCTATGGCCAGCTCTTCTGCAGTAATGGTTAATTCACCGAACTCATCTTCCTCAATACGTGTAATACGTACAGGGAATTGATCTAAGCCTAATGCTTCATCTGTGATAGTGACGATATCCATTGGCTCTAAGCGGCAGTACTTCCATCCTAAGGTAAACTCATATTCATTACGCACATAAAGCAATCGTTGTAAGCGAAGCTGTGCAGCATGACGGGCTATTTTGGGCTCACAAAAATAATGGCTTTCTACTGGATCCTCGGTCCTTAAACCAAACATCTCAATATTTGCCTGATCCTTGGCTTCAGTCGTTTCTGTGTTGTACTGGTTATAGCGGTTGATGTATTCAATCTGAACATGATTATACGCATCTGTATCACGGCTACGGCGTACACGTACCGGCTCATCATCACTAATGAAATCATCATCAGTTAAGTGATAAACTGGTGTGAGATCCGGAGTAAAAGTAACGCCGTTGCCAGTAATTGCAGAATCACCAAAGGATCTAATTTTTAAACCGTCTGGACTTGGTACCACCGCACAATTAACAGCCTCGACAATCTCATTAATTGTTTCATAGGCTGCTCGCTGTTCCGTGAATGCTGGGCTAATTAGAAGATTTGCTGCACGACAATAAGTACGAAACTCTTCTAAATCTGCCATGTTTAGATTAGGTGCGGCACCATGTCGAGGATGCGTAATAAAGTCTTCAATCACATCTGCGGGATTAGCATCATCAATAGTTTCAGACAATGTAATAGTGCTGATCACTTCAAAATTATGATTTGAAAGACTGGCACTATTTCCCATCTCATAATTAGCACATGCTACATATCCCAAAAATGGATAGTTAATTGCCTGATCCGGATGTTTTGAAACTAACCAGCCCCACGGCGGGTTATTATTCCCATCGTATAATTCAAACTTTAACTGATCGATTGGATCAAGCGTAATAGATCCTTCCTGCTTTGGTATGTATTGATCTTTATCAACCCATATCAAGCCAATCTTTTTAATCTGGTTCTCGCATAACCCAAGCATAAGCGAAGCACTATAACTAAATGTAGTATTGCTGGTTTTAGTACTCCCACCCTTCCCGCCCGATTTCTCAACCGTAGTGTGAGGTGTTGCTAAGAAATCACCGTACCAAAACATGTTAGCCGCAACACGGGTTTTGCCATACACCAATGGCTGGCAAAGGCCGTAAGCTGATTGTTGAATCCGCATAGAGTTAATACGGGTATCAGTAGTACTAATTGTGGTACCGCCAAATAATCCACCCATTATTTTTTCAGCCTCTTCATACGAAAAAACCCGGCAATTCGCCGGGCTAAACTTCCTTTGGTTCCATCCTGAATAATGACTCCCTGATGGAGATAACTGTGAATGACCTGAGGCCATTCGATGACAATTGCCCCATGACTGATGCATTTGCCGAAATTATATAAAACGATGTCACCTGGTTGTGGTGATCCTTCTACTGGATCACACACCCCTAAAATGAGCTCTAAATAACGTTGCTCCATCTGGTGCAAGTGCCAGTCTGGTGGATATGGCCGCGGGTCCAAATGATCCATGAGGCCTACTTTTTCGTAGACCTCACAAATCAAAGTTCCACAATCAACCCCTACACCTTTAACACGGCCTTGGTGATGGTATGGTGTACCTAACCATGTAAGTGCTTCTTGTACAGCTTCTTGACCTGTGCTCACTAGTACTCTCCGATAATATAAACTTAACGGAAGAGTTCAGGTGCATCAATCAATGCTTGCTGCACCCATCGTGATTGACCTGCAGGGTTTACATGTAGGTTATCACCACTGTTATATGCTGGATTCCAAGTAAATCCGTCGTTGTTTAATGACACAGCTTTAGCTAAATCAATATACTTGTAATTTCCGAAAGCACCACTGCGGATTTCTTCATCCATTTGATAATGTAAATTAGAATTAGCGCCGCGTGGTACCTGTGTACAAAGAATAGGTATAGCACCGATTGCTAACGTATCAGCTATATTTTGCGCCATGTTTGTACGCCAAACATTGATATCTGTATCATTAGTACCCAATGCCCAAACAACGTATTTCGGCTTCCATCGCATTAAGTCAAATTCTTTACGCTTAAGAAAATTAGGCGTTTCATCACCAGAACGAGCAGCAATACCTGCGTCACCATTCATACGTCGCATATCAGCAAGCTGGAATGCCCAAGTCGTGTTAGGTAAGACATTAGCGGCACGCTCCATGTTGCTATCGCCAATAAATAAAACATGCAGCTCTACAGGATAGAAAGCTTTAAATAAGTAGTTGTTGAATTTAGCGCTGCCTTGTATGTGCAAGAAGCCGGCTCTACCATGCATTTGAACATAACGACCTGTAGTGGTGTCCGAATACTCTAACTTATATGTTGCGCCAGTCGTTTTATTGATTAGCGATATAATATTAAAGTATCCGTTCTTTTCAATTCTTAACTGGTATTTTGTATTGAGTACAATTGGCTCAATATTAACTTCAGCCACAGAAGTTCCAGCACTGCTACCATTGTATTTATAAAGTATTAACTTATTCTGAGTACAGTCGATTATTACAGCACCTGCTCCCGCCTCAGTTTCAATTTGTTCGGTACAAAAACCAGTAATAGTTGAAGCATCTAAGATTGTAATATCAACACTATGTTCTCGCTTGGCTAATGCTGTTGAACCAGTCGACAAGGCTTTAGTAGTCCAACTGCCCGAACTAGGAGTGAGCAGTCCGTTATCTACTGTCCATCCAGCTGCTGACCAGTCAGCAGGTAAGCTAGTACCGCTAAAACTTTGAGAATCCAATACAGTAGAAAATAAGGGAGGATTAACGGTTAGTCCTTTATTTTCTAATGCAGAAACCCTGTCCTGTAAATTTAGGCTCGAAGTTTCATATGTAAACTCAACTGAAATAGGCTGATTATTTGTATTCTTAGGCAATTGTACATTGGCATTTTGCTGAATATCGGAGGCAGCAATATAAGAGAAACCACCAGAAATCCCTACTTGAGCTAGAGGTGAGTCAATTTCTACTGTTCCAGCAATTAACGCATAACCATTTTGAGGTACAAAAATTTCACCAAAATGGTCTGAAGTTGCTGTCACAATACCAGTTGAATCAGCAGGCGCAACCACTTGTTTAACGGTAGCTACCTTATATGTTCCATCCAAATTTGGCACTAGAATGCAAAGGCGGAACATTACGTTTCTACTAATGCTTCGAGTGGTGTACTTAATCTGCTTTAACTTTCCAAACTTAGGCAAAGGGTCAACATTTCCATAAGCAAAACTAAAACTACCTGAAGTTGTGGGAGTATTTAAAGCACCTTGCTTAAACTCGCCTATTGACTCTGTTACTTCATACCCAACTGCCAAACGAGTTAAAGGGTCAATATTTTGAGTTGGAACAACCTGATTATCGACTAATAAATCAACTTGAAACTCCAGTGAATTTCTAGATCTTGAAATAGTAACTTGTTGACCAACTGTCATTGTCTGGGTAACGATAAAATTTCCTAACGGATCACCTGAACTTACAGTCTTTCCACGAATGAAAATACCACTCACCCAAGCAAGGCTAACTAAATCATTTTTTTCTACATGAATTGATTCATCTGAAAGATCTATTTCACTTGTTGGATAACCTACATCGTAATAACGCGTTTCAATTAACTTCGCCCCTTTATCCAGAGGGCGATAAACTTGCACACGGACTCGGCTAGGTCCGCCAGCCAACTGAGTTCGAATTTTCTTAATAAAACCACTTTTAGGCATTTGAATCGCGTATGCACTAGGACCGTCTTGAGCAATAAGTGTTGTAGAGGAAGTGCCAGTATAATAACCAATTTGCTGTATTACATTAGGTGAGCTAGTTACTGCATTTTCTACAAGTGCTTTAATCTGCTCTACATCAGATCCTTGTTCCTCCAACCCCTTCAAATAGTCAATAATGTCACCTAAACCATTTTTGAATTGAGCTTCAGTAACGCTAGCTCCGACCAAGGAGTCTTTATCAGGAATTGCCATAATATTTTTCCCAAATAAAATGCCCTGCAATTCGCAGGGCTTTGATTGAATATAAAATTGTTAAATTGAAGTTTCGGGAACGGGAACGAACGGTGCTCCACGGAAACGAGCACGGTTGTTAAAACGGTTGGTACATGTATCAAGTCGCTTATCACAACCCGGATAAACTCGGATTGCTTCACCAATTTCAGGCATTTCTAGAAGCGGTAAAGTAAGGAGCAAGGCGCCCGTTTCATGTAAACGTATAGTTCTTTTAATCCCAATATTTACCCCTTCTAAAAACTCTACGACACCTTGTGTAAACCAGCCTTGAGGTTGACTCAACTCACAAATGATACGGTTTGGTGTACTATTTGCTGCAATAGTCGTATTTATGGCGAAATCGGAATTGAGTAAGCCACATGCGCTATCAAACAAGGTATTTAAGCAGCCGGGTGTATACAAATTTCTCGGCATCTGAAGCTTTAAGTTATCGACATCTGAAACCACACTTGCGTTAATTTCATATCGATCAAGCTCGGGCTCAACAATACGGCCCTCGAATAAAATGAGTGTGCCGGCACTGGTATCGGTAGGTGTGTGCATATCCATAAATATACGTTCTAATTTAAATCGAGCGCCGTCTAAAATGCCGTTGTGAAATGCCTGAGCCACAGGCACATCACCAAATTTAGTGCTTTCATTGGTTTCAATCGTGATAGATAAATTATCCACCTCAATCCCCAGTGAGAGGCTAATTCCTTCGCGGCTAATGATTGGCCCATCAGAATGAAATTCCTTGCCCTGCACAGTTAAATTAACGTCATAGCTTGTATAACGATATTCAATGCCCTGTATGGTTGTGATGATGTATAGGTCTGCCATGATGAATTGATCAGCATCTAATAAGGCAATTAATTGAGGTGATGCTTGTCTCATATTTTAGCTCCCAAGGATCCGATTAACTCGACCTTTCCAGCCTTCCAAAGCTTATGCATAAAGTTGACGTATTGTTGCGTGTCATCTTTAAAGCGACATCTGTAGTAAAAAGTACCCGTTACAGTCACCTCTATACCCTCTTCCATTGGTTCTGAAAGAATATATTTTCCGTCACTTGTTACCTGAGCAGATGCCTTGTTCCACATAAGCTTTTCTTGATTGGAATTCCACATGGTTTTTACTGGAACCTGATTCCACATATTAGGATCTATTTCACCGACAATTTGCTCTTCGGTATTACCTAAGGGCAATTGGCTCGTATACATTTCTTTATATAACTGGAATGAAGTTGTAGTCCCATCACCTACAAAAGTACAGTTGAACTCATTATCCTCGGGCATCTTATAAAGAAATGAATCAAACGCCCCACGGCGCTCTAAATAAAACCCTTGTAACTGTTGCAATTCCTTTCTCTCCTTATTTTCACGCAAGAATGCGTAAGACAACGAGATTTCATATTTTGGTGTGGCCTGAAAGCTTGCGCGAAGCTCTCGGCCATTAATAGAAGTCATGATCTTGGTATTGAACATCGGACTAAGTGAGGTATCCCACTCAAGACCGGGTAATTCTGGAAATAATACGTTTGACACTTACACCCCCTTATTTACCAAAGCCACGGTGATAACCCTTCAAACTGTCTGCAACGGCTCTACTATTTTTCTTCAACCAGCGATCAGCGCCTTTGGTGTCAAGAAAACCAAGGTTAATAACTGGCCCACCACCTTCTGCCGCAGCAGCCGCACCAAAACTTGCACCACTACGCATGGCTTTACCCATTTCACGAATGGTATTTGCATGTTGTGAAGGTAAAACCATTTCGTCTTCATGAAGCTGGGTAACTGGATTCACTCCGGATGGGATGTCGTAACCTCCTCGAGCAGATTTGATCTTGCCCGCCAAGCCTGCTACTAATCCAAATGCAGCCGCACCCGCACCAACGGCGAGAATAGGACCAATGTATGGAATGGCAACCATCGCTTTAAATGCGCCCGCCATTGCCTCCCATGCTGACATCATGATTCCTTTGATTGCTTCAGCAGCCTTTAACCCCAATCGAGCTAAACCACCCGCAGCAGTAACACTGGTACGTGTGGCTTCACCTGCGATCGTTGCGCCTGTTTGAGCCGCTTGGCCAGTTGCTTCAGCCGCTGTTTCTGCCCCGACAAAACCAAGCTTTCGAGCTAACTTAATCGCTTGGATTCTGAGCCAGCCTTGAAGCTCTTTAGTTGCTGATTGCAATGCAAATGCACCCATATCAGCTAATACCGCTTTAGTAGCGTTACTCCAAGTTAAGGTACCATTCATAAGTGACTGAATTCCTTGATCCCACAAGTTAGCTAAACGTGAGGTGAAGCCTCCAAACTTAGCCTCAAAGTCTTTCATTTCCGCATCACTGATTAAGCCCATGGACTTAGTATCAGCAACACCTTGGTCAGTCTCTAAATCAGAAATATTGTTGGTAATCTGGTTTTGATTGCCCTGCTTACCAGTAATACCTGTTTGCTCATCCTCAAGCGCCAAACGCTCTAAAAGACCTTGCCGCTTAATTTCACGTAACTGATCTTCGAGCTGCTTCTCTAATTGAACTTTGCGAACATTTGAAATTTTCTTGGCATCATATTCTGCTTGGATCCGTGCCGCCTCGATTTCATATAGGCGCTGTGCTTGCTGTTGATAATTTTCTATCTGTTCTTCACGAGCTTTCTTGTATTCCTCAAACTCTTTTAAACGGATAGCAATGATCTTGTCTGAAGCATCCTTCTCAGCTTTGACTTTAGCAGCTGCTTTTTCATCGGCAGTCATCTTAGATTTTTCGATATCATCTAACGCCTTTTGAAGATCTAAAGCGACTTTCTTTTCTTCAGATGCATATTTATACCGAATATCAGCAAGTGCTTTAGCTGCCTGCTCAGCTTGACGCACAGCATCGGATTTGCCCTGCTTTGCCTTGTCCGACTTACCACCGTCTGGATTTAGTGCCTTATTCTGACCAATGCCTGAAGTGACACCACCACTTCCACCTTTGGCGCCTAATTGAGCCTTTTGTATGGCAATAGTGGCTTGAGTTAATTTATCGAATGAAGCCGTACCACTCATAATACTAGAAGCAGAGTTGAATGCTGTTTTAGTATTCCCAACCACATCTACTATTGTCTTTCCAGTCTCAGTCCAGATTGCCTTAACTCCACCAGCCAAAGCCTTACCTTTAGCCAAGATACCATCAGCGTTTACAAAATTAATGGCAGTTGAAGCAATGGTTTTTAAATTGCTCATCACACCAGACATTAACCTTACAAGATTCTGCAATCCCGTAGCCAAACCAATGATTACAACCCCTACACCCTTGGCAACTGAACCTAATGTCTGAATAACACCAGTAAATGCTTCACCTTTTGTTGTGCCATTCATAAAGTGACTGATAACACCGCTTAAAGCTGGCATTACAGCTTGCGCTATTTGGTTCTTTAATCCAGTGTATTGCATTTGCAGCGATTCAGTTTGAGCTGCCAACTCAATAGATTTTTGAATAGCTCCATCACCAGTAATAATTCCAGCTTCTTCCATGGCAGACTGGTAATCTTTCCAAAGCTTACCGCCATCTTGCAAAATCGGCATAAGAGCAGTTAAGTCAGAACCCATGCTTTCAAGATAAAAAGACATCTGTTGCTGATTGACGCCTGCTTCTTCTAACTTATCGACATAAGTCTGTAAGGCTTCTGCCCCATCCATCTTGGACATTTCTTCTGCTAGCTTTTTAGCCCCCTCAGCACCACCTTCAGTTTTAACAGCAATCTGCTCAAAGAAATCCGTAGCGCCACCTGCACCAACCGATGCAAACTCGCCAAGCTTTTCATTGAAGTCTTTCATCATGTCGGCAACTTTCTCTTGAGAGAAGCCAAATGTTTTTGCTGCGCCTGATAATCCTTGGAAAGTTTGAACTGATGTATTGGACAGCGCGGCAAAGCGCGCAAGCTCAACATTATTTTTTGCAGTTTCAATTGCCATAGTAGCCAGACCTGCTGCTGCAATTGCCGCACCTCCCACTGCTAAACCCGCAACTGCCCCAGCCGCAACCAGTGCGCCGCCACGTAGAGCTCCTAACTTGGAAGTAATACTGTCAAAAGCAGAACCTAAACGTGTCCCGCCCAAGGCATCCCCAATCTGTTTATTGAATCCCTCTGCAATTGATTTTGAAACATCATCAAATTGGCGTTTAATTCCAGAGAGATCGAACTTAAAATTAACCCCTTTAGTTGTGCTTTCAATTTGCTTGGCAGATTCAGAGACAATCTTTTCAGCATCGCTCATACCTTTTTTAAGCTCAGAGGTCTTAGCACCTACTTGAACTTCTACGCGGTTATTCGCCATTTCAGTTTTCCTCAGGCATAAAAAAACCACCGCAATCGGTAGTTTTTTTAAATATTTAAATTAAAAGCAGTTATAACTCTTGAATTTTTATCTTGATTTGGTTTCTATAAATCTTTAATAGTTGCCAATATAAAGTTAAAAATAATATAAAATAAATTCACACGTTCCATAACAATATTAAATTCAACCCTATGAATACAAATGTTATATTTGCTTGGCCTGTTTTAACTACAGTATTTACAACCTTCCTCTATTGGAGCGGCTATTGGTATTATGTTGGATATACAGAATTTTATAATTATAAAATTAGTGTCTTTGATTTACCGCTATCAGTAATACTTATCGAAGGTTTATCACAGAATGTCAGTCAAGTTTTGAATTTACTAACAATTCTTATAATAATTTCTTTTATTAATAGTGTTAACAAAGAACAATGGCGATATGCCTCAGGAGCTTTCTTTGCTATAACACTAAGTGTATTAATGTTCTTTTATTATATTTTCAGTCAAATTTCTAAAATCATAGAGCGATTCTTTTTTTATATATTTACCCAAATTTTTAAAACTATAGGGCCATTCTACTTTCTAATCAGCTTAAAAAGTAAATCGAACAAGCATTTTTATCATTTAGAAAAAATCCCCTCGAAAACTACTAGATTTTTGCGTTTAGCAACTATTAAAGTTCGACGATTTCAACAAAAGCATAAGTTAACTGAACCAGATATCAGAAGTAGCTCATTTATATCTAATAACCCTCCTCCTCATAGTTTTGTTTTTGCTGTCTTCTTGCATTATTTTCTTTTACTTTTTCTTGTAGTAGGCGTTTATTTAATTTTTAAAGCAGCTGCTTCAAATGGCACTATAGGCCAACAACAAGCAGAAGAAGATTTCAATAATTTCAATAAGATGGCTAAAGTATCCTTAAACAGTTCATTTATGGATGAAGGATTTCGAAATACTGGAGTTTGTTTTAAAGGTTATTGTCTTATTACCGATAAATATAAAAATGTACAGAGCTATGAAATGAAGACAGTTAAGGTTGTAAATAAAGTGCCTGAAGATAAAATTAAAAAAGCACCCTAAGGTGCTTTTTTAAGAATTTACAATTATTAGTACTAAAATCATCCAGATAAAGCTTATCCATCTAGCGCTACTTGAATAACCAGAACGTAAAGTAAACCAAGAAAAGATATATGGCATCAAAAGAATTCCAAGTCCTAGAAGGGGCGAAACTTTTCTATTCTGAACTGAATTTGAATCTGTAAAGTGTTGAGCATTATAAGCACTTAGATCTTGAGGTTGCTTATCTTTATAAGAATTATAAGTGCTGTGTAATAAACCTGTTCCCGAGATACCTATAGTTGTACGTGTACCCTTTTTACCGATACTTACACGAGCTCCTTTGGCTCCTACAGAAACACTAGAAACGCCCTTTTTACCCACATTTAAACGAATTCCGGGTGCTATCTTGAAACTTTTCCTGAAATTAAAACCCACATTACACCTCTTCTATTTAGGTTCAAATTCTGCACAGTTCATTTGATAGTATTTGTTAAATGCTGGCTTGGAATCATATCCCTTACTTTCCAGATATCGACGCTTATCAAGTACTCGCTCTAAGGCATAGTCATCTAACTCTTTAGGTGATTTATTCGGATAAATTTGCCCATATTTTGCCTTTAAAACATCATACCATTTTGAAAAAACATCAATTTTTTGACTTTTCATTGCTGCAGCTGTGCATTTAGCTAATTCAACTGAATCAAGTTTGAAATCAATCTTGTGACTTTCAGTTTTTATTTCATTTTGTTGTGTCTGAGTACTATCAATCGATAGATTTTCTTTTTCTGAACTATTACCAACTTCACTTGTATTGTTATCGCTTCCTTTTACTCCAACCAGATTAAGCACAACCCCTAAAAGAAAGAATCCTATAAATAGAATTAGTACCCACTTAAAAAACTTTTTCATGATTTCACCGATTGTTATAAAGTGAACCTAATTTAACAAACCGATTACTTTTTGTCACATTGAAAAATAAATCAGGGCGGCCTTAACCACCCTGCGGGAAACTTTCTAAAACTTTCAGCATATCGTCTTCGCCATCATCTGAGACGGTGATTGCTGGGTCTGTCTCTTCAATTCCAGCGAAAGCTTCCAAGATACGGCAAAGACGCTGTATTCCAATATGTGCGGGAGGGTTACTTTGCTGATAAGCACTTAGTGCTCTTAATCTAGGTAAATCAATTTCATTACGAACATAGTCGTAATCTTTACCCATCGTCAGCACTAAATGCGTATATAGCTCCTCCCAGATTATTCCCCCGAGCTTTCACCCGTAGTACTTCCTGAATACTCTAAGCCAGATGTTTTAGTTACTAGGGCTAAAACTTCTTCCATGTTGGCCATATCTACAATTTCGTCAGCAACGTATTCACGGGTAATATCCGGGTAATTTCGCTTAAGACAAACATGGGCCATATCAATAATTACCGAGACAGGAACATTATTTGATTTCAATTGTTCTTCAAATCGCTCAAGCGTACCCAATGGTGCTGGAGCAAAAATCCAAGTCTGACCAGCAATTTCTTTGCTATTACCACGTGGGTTTTCAACTTGCTTAAATTGCATTTGGTATTACTCCGATAAATCGATTTTGAAAACACGGTTAAGGTCATCAGCCATAGGCTGAAATTCAAACTCAGGAATATCGTAGTCATCCTGCTTTGAGCTGAACCCAAGCTTGTTACTTGTACAACGGTAGAAATTCATGTGCATGAATTTACCCTTGTAATCTCGCTGAAGATCCAAGGCAAATTCAGGTGTATAGCCCATGTCTAAGTTAGATACTGTGATTGACTTACCACCTGCGACCGTTGCGGAATATCGGAAACTAATAAAAACTATTTTTCCAACATCAGCAGTAGCAAAAGTATATGCACCTGTTGCGTTATCTACACTGTATTGCCCTGCCGTTGGTGCTGAAGCTACTCGCTTAAGTGGAATAGCCTTCCCATCTGTAACACCTAAATCCTTAACAAAAGTGCCGGCGTTAGGAACTACAGGTGTAACCAAGCCACCTGCTTGGATAGTTTCACCATTAATGGTTTGAGATACTGTCTCGATTCCACCTTCAGCAACAACGCCACCAAAGAAAATAGAATTTAATAATGTACCGTTAATACGGCCGAACGATGCTTTACCTTTAATAGATCCTTTACCACGCGCAGCATCTACGGCGAACTGTCCACGGCCAAAGAGTTCTTTTAAATCGAAACTGATATCGACACCTACCGACTGCAATACCCCTACTTCTACAGGTGTGGGATTACTAATCGGCTGCCCATAAACATCTTGAATCGGTGTAGCAAAGATTTTGCCGGCACCAAATAAATATTGAGCCATTTATTTTGACCTCTCTAAAATGACAAAACCGCCATAGAGGCGGTCATAAAATGAATGTTTTGTTAATTGGTTGTGAGGATCCGGATTGGGATAATTGCAATCGCCTGATCATCCAGCATGTTTTCTACTGCTTCATATACTTCTACCGTGCCTTCGATCCAGCAATGCTCTACCAAACCACCTAAGGTTTGATATTCGCTAAATTCTGGATGGTCTGGCTGAATAGCTTCACGTACACGATCGATGAAAATATTCATCTGTGATGATGGGGGTTTAGTTCTGTCGACCTCATGGATATAAAGATAAACCTCAGCAGCAAGTTCAACTTTTGAATCTAAACCATGTACCGGCACTTCTTGCTGATTGCCTTGTGTAATAAACATGGCTGGGCGTTTTTCTGCTGTGACATGGTTAAAGTGACGTAAACGGCGACTGACCGTAATCAAACCATCTACCCTTGTACTTAAACGATCAAACAATACTTGATAGATTGCTTCACTATCCACCTGCTATACCTCGCTGAATTGCTGCATCAATATTTTTCGGCACAATCTTGGCCACAATATCCAATGAATCACGCATGAATCGTAACTCTCTAAAACGAACATTCCTTGAATGGGCTTTAATATTGACTTGAACTGGAGATATAGGACGGCCAAAAGCTTGCTTAATTGTTCTAAGGTGAGCTTTCACCCCCATAGAGCCATTTAAACCAAACTCATGAGCAAAGGCATAAGGCACCTGAGCGCCACCAGCTCCCACCGTCCCCTCTATCGAATCTTTATCCTCATCCACTTTAGATGAAACGGATCCACGCAAGCGACCAGACTGTACATTAAGCCGTTGGCCACTCAACATGTCTTCCTGAACAATCCGCTGTAAGCGCAAAGTAAGAGCGTTAATCGTGCGTCTTACTTCAAACCTAATGCGATCATTCATCTCATCAAAGTTGACTCGAGTCTCAACACGATTATCACTCATTGCCTATTTACTCTTTTGCGGAGGCTACGGATTTCTTTGGCTCAACCACTTCAATATAACGCTCGAAACCTAAGGGCTTTAAAATATGGATAATGTCATTATCAGATTCTAAAACACCATTTTTGATATCTAGGTTTTGACCAGCAATAACAACCTTTGTGGGTTTATAACCTTGGGGGGCCTGATATTTAAAAGGCATGAATCTCTCCTACACAACAAAAGCACCAACGCCCAAACGGTTAGGGTTAGTGCCTTCATCATCAATTGGAATGGAATTTTTTAACGCAAGGTAACGCTGACCATACATACTTAGATCATAGAAAGCTTCTTTCGATGACCGAGAATAACTCACGCTTTGGCCCGCAATCGTCATACTCGAGGCGGTACCAAAAGCGGCACCATTGCCGCTAGTAGTACCTACTTTAAGAATATGTGCTGCATATAGACCTACAGCACGTTCCTTTAATGCCCCAAACTCAATTTGAGATACAACCAGATCTGCTTCTTCCAAGGCATCCTGAATTTTTGCATCAGATAAATTGACTAAGGCTGTATCAGTCGAGAACTTCTCACGAAACGTTTGTACGTCCATAGGTCCACCTTATTCCTTAGCCTGAGCTAACTTCGCCTGTAGCTGCTCAAGTGTTTCATCTTCACTGAAAGTTACTTCAAGCGCTGCTAGTTCAGCTCTCACGGCGGCCAAAGCAGCTTCTTCTGCTGCTTTAGCTGCATCTCCAGTAGCATCATTTTGTTTGCCGCCTTTACCACCACGTCCTGAACTTGATTTAGTTTCACCTGAAACAACAAGCTCACCTTTTTCTACAAGCGATTTAAATGCTTTCCCTTTAGAAATACGTGTGAGATCTGAAGCACTAACTTCTACGGTTTGATCCTTACCAACTTGAATCCCATCAAAAGAAAAAGCGGCCTGAGAGCCGCTGTAAGTAATTTCTGGCATGTTTAGTTTTCCTTATTCAACATCGTAGTAACGGAGAGAGTCGACACGTTTTAAATAGACACCTTCATACATATAGTGTCCTGGTGTACGCATCACATAATTGATAGGTTGAGCTGCCAAAAATTCCAGTTCATTACAGCGGAAAGTAATACAGCTTGGATCACGGCGATAAATAATGCTGCGGTCTGTACCACCTTCACCTTTACCCTCAAGCGTACTTTCAGAAGTAAACGTTAGTGTTTTACCTTGCATAGCAAAGGTGTTCTTTTCCTTAATATACTCAAGGAAAGTTTTACCTGCTGAGTCTGGAACGACACGACTTGCTAGAAGAGTGTATTTATTCTCTGGCATTACAAAAGTATCAGGCTGAACACTGCTATCAAACTTTGAAGCATTGGTAGCGCCTTTAATTGCCTTGTTAATGTCTGCAAGGACAGCTTCAATTGTAGCCGTTGCATAATCAACCGTGGAAGTAATGACCTCTACCCCTGTCTGGTTATAGAAACCAAGTAATCCTGTTTCAGGTTCACCAAACCATGCCACGTCACTCATATGGTTTTCATAGGCCAAACGAGCAGCAGCTACTTTGTCCGTCGTTAATTGGATACCAGCTTTTAATGCCGCTGCTGCATCAAAAATACTGATTTCATAACCAATAACACCCGGTTGTACGGTGAGTTTTACTTCATCGTAAACAACTTCTGCTAGTGGCACATCGTTGCCTAGACCCGAGAAACGTTTACCACGTCCTACACCTTTCTTACGCTGTAAGACACTTGCGGATCCCATTACTGCGCCGTCTAATGACTCAATAGGCAAATATTTTGCATAAGCTTGAGCTTCGGCAAGCTGTGGTGTCATTTCATCAATTGATTCAAGTTTTAAAAGTAACTTGGCAAAGTTCTAAATTGAATGCATCACCTACAGCAGCTTGAACACCATGGGCTACAGCAGTTAAGCGAATTTTCATCCGTTCTAATTGTTTTGACATTGATTATGCTCCACGTAATCGAAGGATTGCCAAGCCATCTGGACCCGTAATAGTTTCCCATGAGGCATTAGGTAGTTCTGTCGAATCTAATGCTGCAGAAGAAAGTGATCCAAGCGGCGCTTGCGCTGTAGAGTTGGTAGTACGCACATATACCTTTGCGTTAATATCAATCACAGGTGCGGTTGGTTTCACCCAGATAGAACCAATTTGCATGATCGGTGCACAGTCTTTCGCTTGATAGGCTTCTTTACCTAAGGAGTTTTTTCCTGATTTACCGACGTGCTGTAAAACCACCACACCAAACTTTGTATTAGTAGCACCAGTTACCGCAGTAACAGTCTTGCCATCAGTGGACTGAACCACCACTTCACCGTCACTTATCACGGTATTACCCGCGACTGGTAAAGATAAGATTTCTTCGGGCATGTGCAAACGAGCACGCATACCCGGAATTGCTTGAGGTGTTAAAGACATTATCTTTTCTCCAGATACTTAGAAGCTTTGTTTCCAAGCTTCTTTTTTGTTGTTGGTTTTGTTCTCATCTCCTTGAGGCTTACCATCACCAGCATTTACTTGCTGTTGTTGGTTAAGTGCATCACCTACAGGATTTGATGGTTGTGTACCTTTTACAGCAGATAAGGCGCGGAAAACTGTATCGATCTGATCAGGTTTTGCATCACCTACAGAAACGCTACCCAACACAGCCCCAACCAAGGCATCACCCGCTTTCGCCGCAATCACGTCACGCTTGATCTGTTCACATGTGCAACCTTCAGTTTTAACCGAGGGTACCAATGCTTTAGCGTCAGCAATCACAGCAGCACGCTCGGTAGCAGCTTGTTCAAGTTTCTCTGGTGTCATCTGGTTCTTTTCCAAATCACCGACTTTCTGCTCAAGAGTTGTTTTATCGGTATGCAATTGATCTACAACCGCTTGTACTGCGTTTAGTTCATCACCGATAGAAAATTGCTTATCACCGACTTTAAGCTTTGCAGCTTTTAAGTTATCGATTTGCTCTTGCTGGATCTTTAATGCATCAGCCAAGGGCTTGTTATCGCCAATGTCAAAACGCATACCGTTTACAATTACTTCCATTGTTTTTCCCTCTGGTGGAGTTTGCTTTTGGTCACCGATGCGGCAATCACCACCACAGCGACCGTATTTAACGAGTGCTACGTGATTGCCAATAAAATTGATAAATTTTGCTTGGTACACCGTGCCATCTGGCGCCGTGCCCTGTTCTAAAACTAATGTGGCTCCATATCCAAGCGACATTTCTAATCGCTCGTTATTCTGGATTAAATCAATGCTGTCCTTATCTTTAATGAGCAAATCGCCCCATAGATATTCGCCTTCTTGTCGGACGTTCTCACAATAGCCAATGTGATAATCCTTCCAGTTAGCTGCATTAATTTCATTCTTGGGTGGGTGATAATCTGTTGCGTCTGCACCATCCCAACTTTTGATAGCTTCTGATTTAAAAAGCTCTTCTGCAGGTGTGTAGACGTTAATCATCTGATCTGCAGAAAAGCCTTCTAAATTTGGAAACTCATATGCATAGTACTGGCGTACCTGAGGTGCTTTTCCCAAGCGAACATTTACGCATTTCAAATAACCTTCACGCGTAAATGAGCGTGTTGATTCACTTGGAGCAAAGTCACCTACCTTGAAGCGGTAAATGTTTTTCATAAATTGCGCTCAATAAAAAACCCACCGTGTGGTGGGTTCTTGTAATTACAAGTACATTAAGATTTAGATTTCACCTCATCAATCTTTTCTTGAAGAGCTTTAGCTGTTTGCTCATCCAGCGATACATTTAAACCATGATAAGAGAGCATGAAACGTCCATTTGCATCAACTACTTTGATATTCTGAATATCATTGTGCGGAACCGCGAAATGAAAGCTATCGCTCGATCCTATAAAAGATAGTCCAACTACTTCTTTTAATGAATTTGGATCGTTATATGTTTCTACAGCTAAATGAGATAGTTTCATATTCATTCCTATTTAAAACAAGTTGAAAATCAATCTATATCAATATCATAACTATCAAGTTAATCAACCAAAATATCCTCATAATTCGGCAAGGCCGTACATCGACAACGGATAGGCTGACCGGGATGTCCACCATCTGGCGGTGAATCCCATCTAAATGTCTCCCCCTGCTTATGTTGATGATCTGGCCGAACACGCTCATCTTTAGCCGTCTGCCATGTATATGTCTCAACTCCCATTGAAAGCTGTCTGGCTTTATTGATCTGCCCATTGATCTTACCCATCTGATCACTAGCAATAAGCCGTGCACGAAAATCTGTAGACTGCCCTAATGCCTTAATCTCTTTAGCTAGATCTTCATTAGTTTGACCAGTCTGCAAAGCGTTCGTTACCAATGCCTCTAACTTGTCTGCATATTGCTGAGGGATAGACTTAATCAAACTCACGTTTGAAGTTATGTTTAGGTCTACTTCATCCTGAATATCAGCAGCACGATAGAACGGCGTTAGATCCACACCAATAATTGTTTTGGTGTGCTCTGCAATTTGCTTATCCACTTCTTTTTGGGTATCAGTCACAACTTTTGTGGCTAACGGCCTAGAAATCTCAACAACATACTTTGTCAGCTTCTCTCGAAACGAAGTCATCATGTCCGAGAACCAGGCATCACCGATATTCTGACCAACTGTAGGAATAACTAATTCCTTTGTTTGTTCCTGGCAGTATTTAGATATAGCTAGTAATTGCCGTATGTAATAAAGCTCTACACGGCGATTTACTTTTACTGGTCTAGGTTTAGAAGCCTTCCGGCCTTTCTTACTCTTCTTCGCCTGCTGGAGGTGTGGCTTGAGCATCTGAATGATCGTCGACATTTAGCTTCACCATTATTTCTAGCTCTTTGATATGAGCTTCATCAATCACTGAATAAACACCGTCAATGAGTAACTGCCGGGCTATTTGTGGTTCTGTAATAATGCCCATCTCTAAATACTTGGCATCCCGTTCTGAATTTGCTTTTTCGACTTCCGAACGTACCTTTGCATCCAATTGCCATAATGGATTAAAGACAATATCCAGATTTGGGAACACACGACCGAATGTAGTCTGGCAAATGACATCTAAAATCTGCATCATGAAAGGCTTAAGCATCCATGTTTGCTTGGTCGCTATGCTGTCGTAATAGTTCCGGGTGTCATGCTCACCTGTAGCATTCATACCTGCAGGTGATTGACCGAATAGGATGGTGTATGGAATATCGGCAGCACCCGCAGTTTGAATTGAGAATTCCCTCATCATGTCAGGTAAACCGGCAAAGTTGTAAGTCTTGGAGTCGTAATCCTCTTCGGCATCTAGCACGATCATGCCGTTTAAACCTTTAAGCAATCCGACACTAAGAAACCGTTCTGCTACGGCTTTCATATCCTCTTTGATTTTGTCCACCAAACCAGGTGTTTTAATCACATCAATTTTTGATTCATGGACAAGACTCGCTGAACCTTTTTTAACGGCTGCATGGTCTAGCAAATCTTCATACACTTCCTGAAGAATACTTTGCGGCTCTTCATTCACGACATCGGCATGGCAGAATTTAATTAAACGGCTATGGTGAATGCGTTGTGGCGCCTTGCCATCTATTTGTAGTTTGTAGAACTCTGGTTGCTTTAATAACCCGCCACAGACCTTAGGTGATAAATACTTTGTCGTATCTGGCTTAATGTACTTTTTCTTGAGTACCGTAAAGAACTCTAAGCGACCTACACCTAATTTCTTTAAATCAAATGGCTGCTCTAGATTTCCACCATCTACCGTCCCTAACAGCACATAAACCACACCATATAGACGTGATAAGATCAGGCTTGATAAAAGTACATGGTTCAGTTGAAAAGCCTTACACGCCTCTTCTAGTTTAATTAGTTCTCTATCCTGAATTCCCTCAAAAAACCAGCCAGCTCGGATCATGTCACTTGCTGGTCGATTCACAATACGTTTAGCCAACCAGTGTTGATATACGGCTTCAAGCTGATCATCAGGAATTTCCCTTTGAACAAAATGACCATGTGAGGCCTTATCACGGCTGGTACCAATATTTGAGACAAAGTTTGTGTATGCCCCTGCATCGCCAATTGCATCGGGCTTTTTAGTTTCAGCCATAATTTCCTCTAATCATCAAATACAGTTGGCTTTTTGGCTAATGAATCATTAATCGCATCAATGGTCGGATCCCACTGGTCATCATGATCATGTGACATGTCAGCAGTGAGCCCTTCAATTTCTTCAATGTAGTTCAAAAGCCATGGTGCTTCTGCTGGCAACCAGACACGGCGCTCTTCAACGTAGAACACCACATCCATGGTTCGGGTGAGCTTGTCTGTATCACGCTGAATTTCCCGAATAGGTAATGTGGTTTGTCTAGATATGGATTGGATCAATCCGGTACCACTCGATTTATCTTCTACGGCCATATAGCGAAGCTTGCCGATCTTGGTGTTGCTGTCCTTATGCTTATTGATAAAAGCTTTAGCTTCTTTCAATAGCTCAGGTGCTTCCCATTTGCCACGCTTCACGTCAACGATATAGAGATTATTGTCATAGCCAAGACCAGCACATAAAAACACGGAGTAGTCGTTATGCTCTTTAGTCTTCTGAGCTGTATCCGCCCAAATCGCTCGCCACTTAAGAAGTGGTAATTCCTCATAACGGCCAAACCATTCAGCCTTAACAAGATCACCACCCAGCTTTTTAGGGTTTTGCATGTATTGGCTAGCAAAGGTGTAGCGCGATACCATGGCACCGTCTTTATCCTCACCACCTTTTTCTAACTGCAGTAATGAGAGTAAAGATTCTTTTAATGGCCAATAGCTTTGTCGGCCTTTCGTATCTCGTTCAACATCGCACGGTATTTTGCGCTGTATGTGCTCAGGCAATTTACGGATGTACTCATCATCAATAAGTGCGGGAATACTGATCTGTTCCCATTCACCAGGTACATTACCGGTCATCACAAAGTTAGTCGGATCTTCAACGTGCAAACGCTGCATGATCAGAATGATGGTCGTGTCAGATTTAGCTTTACGCGAGTTGACCGTATTTAAAATCTTACGATTGGCTTTACGTCTCGCGGTCTGGCTAAATGCATCCTCTGGCTTTAAAGGGTCATCCAGAATAATCGCACCGGTAAAACCTTCATCCGCTAATGTACCGGCACGGCGACCTGTAACCTGACCACCCATCGAAGCAGAATACACATGACCAGCATCGTAACCTTCGACTGTAGTTTTCCAGTTTGATTTAGCATCCGTGGCTGTTGAAATTTTTACTGGCCATAGATTCTGAAAATCTTCTGACTTAACAATGTTCCTTGCTGTTGCCGATACATCCTCTACAAGAGATTGAGAGAAGGACAAATACAAAAAGCGTGAACGAGCATTACGCGCTATACCACGGGCAATTAAGTTTGTGAGTAACTCAGTCTTACCACTTCCAGGTGGAACGTTAATTACTAAGTTTTTAACCCTGCCTGCAATCACCTCGTCAATCTTGTCGGCAATATATTCATGATGCCAATTGACCGAAAACTTAAAGCCCATTCGAGGCAAAAAGAAACGACGGGTAAAAAATAAATGTTCCTTCTCACAGAGCTCTCGCTCTAACTGCATTTCTAGCAGCTTAGTATTTACCTTTGAGTTCATCTAACACCTGCCGTATCTGTTCAGGCGTTGCAACAACTTGGGTTACGTTCTCACTTTGTAGAGGTCCACCACCAGAGCCTGTAATTTCCTTGCGATTGGTATATAGACCACCGACTTCTTTTGCTGCCTGCTCCATTAAACTCGGCACAATGACAGGGTTTTCTTTAAATTGAGCTAAATCAATGAATTTTTGTAATCGCATAAGACGATATGCAATGTTAGCGATAGGAATAGCACTCAGGTTATCGTTCATCTCCTTACGCACTCTGAAGAACTCAGTTTTAAATTCTTCGCTTAGATCCTGTCCGGTCTTCTTTGTCGGGTCGTATGCTTCACACTGCTGTTTAGTGACGGCAATGCCAAATTCTTCTTGGACGCCCTTCACTGTTTCTGAGGGTGTCTCATAGGTAGCAAGTGACCGTACTATATAGAGTTTTACCCGTTTATTAAGCCTTGCCATTTATCTCTATCCGTCCAAGTACGTCCAAGTAGAGTGGCAAAAAAATTTAAACCACCTTCAAGTAACAAGTGCCACAAGCATAATGAACATCAGCACGTGACATCTCAGGTCTTGTATTTGCAGCCTCAACCATTCTTTTGACATCCTCACTTGCACCATATCGACGTATAACGCCTGTAAACTCTTCAACATCATGGCCTTGGATTGCTAACTTAGGCATGCCCGTCTCTTTGTTATATGCGGGTGTTCCCCACTCATCTTTCTTATGGGTAATGTGATAAAGCTCATGTTCAACCAGAGCACAAAAATTGACATCACTAGCTACTCGTGAATATGAAGCGTCAAAAGTAATGAGATATTCAGGGATATATTCAAACCACTGGATGTATTGTTCTTCTTGTCGTTCTTTCTTCCAGCCACCAGCATTGATCATCACTTTTTCAGTTGTACCAATAACTTGACGACCTTGCTTTTTAAAACCATATTTAGCCCACATCACAGCAATATCGGGATATCGAAATGAACGTAAGTGCAAATGATCAGGGTTAAATAGTTTAGATTTTGGATCTAGAAATACTTTGCCTATCCATTCCCACATTTCTGGAGCTGGTACAAAATTTGGAGTATCCATTTCAAAAAGCCATTCTGGAGGCATTGGCCGAACTGGTACATGAAAGCTGACTTCATTTTTCATAAATTTAACCCATTAAAAAAGCCGCTTATGCGGCCTTTTCTTATGCGTAGAAATAATCTCTTAAGATTCGTTCAATAAATTCGACAACTTCCTTTTTATTGTCCCCTTTAGGTACTTGATCCCAAGTAAAAGTCTCAGTTTTTTTAGTTGTACTTAAAGTAATAGTCATACCACTATTATTAAAATACATTTCTACAGGATAACCGAGTCCACCAAAATCTCTATCTGCCTCAACCACTTCAAAGAGGATGTCACCAATATATGAACCACTTAAATTACTAGTGTCTTTAGTTTTCATATAGAAGTTATTTACAATAACTTTAGCTAAATCTGAAAGTGCATTTTTAGACATATTAAACCTTATTTATTAATTGTTTGAATTATCTATATAAGCTTTAAATGATGAATTTCAAGATTAAATTGAAAATAAAAAGCTCCGCCAATAATCGATATTTAGCGGGATTTCTTGTGTACTAATTAGTGGTTTCTGAATTTTTTTCTTTTATTTTGTGCAATAAAGCTTTATAGGCTTCATAGTCAAGAAAAATTCTAAGTACTACCGTTAGAAAGAAAAATACAAGTCCCTGAACAATAATACCTTGTGCTAAATCTGGCAAATTCCATTCGTTTTTCAACCATTTTTGTAATACCGGACCAATTGAAATTCTGTAAAATATAATTACCATGATGAAGCCAACTATAATACCTCTGTAATTTTTGATCCTATTTTTATGGCCTTTACTATTGATCAAAATTTCTTTCACACATTTCTGATCTGAGCTAAGTTTTAATTTAAAAGCTTCTCTATTTTGTGCATAGACTCGATAATCCTTGATGAATGTATTTGGATCAAAATAACTACTTAGTAAAATAAATTCATCATAATAAGCTATATTTGCTCCAGTTAAAGCTCTTACTTGTGTATTCAATCGATTAGCTAATAATTTTGATTCAATAGAATCTTCTTCATCAGAAGTATCATTAATTTCTTTTACTTTTTGGACAAAATTCTCTAAGTTCGTAGCTTCTTCTTCATGTGTTTTTCTTAAAGCTTCACGTGAATAGAACTTTGAAGCTAATGTAATAAGCTTTTCGTAATCCATATCTTATCCCACTATAAAATTGGATCTTTTATCATTTACTTATACAAATAAAAAGCTCACCTTTCGATGAGCTTTTAAAATCTAACCACATATGTGGTAAATACATTGCTTTTGCAAACGTATTTCAATAGGAATCGAATAACCACCAATGTGGTAATAACATTTACACTTCGATCACTATAACGCAAAAATAGCACTTGCCTTGATCAAGGTCAATAGATCAAATTGTTGCTTTTGCAACTTCATAGTGAGTTTTTTCTAATTTTCCTTGATTAAATAACCAAGTGGCAACCTCCGGCCAAGAATACATTGCAGATTTAGAAGACAACCCATACATTGGCTTAGGAAAGTTACCATCACCACGCTTATTCTGGGCATACAAAGAAAGAGCCTGTCGACTCATGCCCGCTCGATCCGCCATTTCAGACAGTACTGAAAAACCTTGTTCTTCAACCACTAAATCTGAGAATCCTAGAGAACGAATATTATCTAGTGCTGAGCGAATTGCTTGTACTGCACTTTCAGCTTCTCGATCAAACTCTAGGTATATAGTATCGTTGTAGCTACAAAGTAATGCATCATCACAACCTGCCTCAAAAAATTTATCTTCAAGGTCTGCTAGATCTGAACGAGCATCACGTACCACAACGGTAAAGTGATAAGTATTCATAGTTCATCTCCATTACATTGCTTAACTTTACGAAGGATTTGCTTTGCATGTGTTTCCGGGTCTTTAGGAGTACTCCAAACGCTCATTTGGTGCTCTGCATGACCAAGTACACATTTCAACCGACAAAATGCATGTCCTGATTTCCCCGTTTCTACAACATCCCAACCATTTTCAATTGCATATTCGATTGCCTCTCGAATATGTTTATTAGGATGCTTTTTCATTCATAATCCCTTTACCATGGCTTAAATTATAGCCAAATGTTGACAATTGTCAACACTGGCTTTATTGCTATAAATATTACTTCGATATCTATACTTTAGAAAAATACCTATTTTCGTAATCTTCACGATCACAATCGAATGTATTCGCCCAACTCTCAGCAAAACATCGAGCTACGTGTGCCAGACTTTTTATATCACTGCCCTTATCAGCTTTTTCTTCAATAGTCTTGCACATCACATTAAGCTGTTCTGCCATATCGCTGGCAAAGCCTATCAGTTGAATCATATGCTTTAGATCAGCTTCTACTACTGCAACAGGTTCTTTAATCACTATAGTCATTCTGCACTCTCTTCTCAACTAAAACCCGCTATTGCCATTACTTTTCACTTTCTGTAGTTGGTGATAAGTATCCTATGGGAAATTGGGATGCTCCATTTTTTAGTATTGATGAGCTAAATGAATTTGCTCAAGAGATCTATAAGTCAAATCCAGAATTAGATCTTCAGTATTTTGAAGGTGCAATGATCTTAGAAAGAGCTATGCGCCCAGCTGCCAACAAATATTGGGAAAATTGGCAACAAAAGCACAAAGAACGTATAGCTAATATTGAACATCAAAAATCTTTAAAAGCTCAAAAGCAGCAAGAACGTAAAGAAAAGCTACTTAAACGCTTAGAGTTTGAGAAAACCTTAGAGAACTCTTGTTATTACTTTAGTGTTTTTGAAAAAAATAAAGAAGTCTTTCCATTTGGTCTAGATCAAACACCATTTTTTGCTTATGAAGAAGCGGAAAAAGCGATGCAACGTTATGAGCTTTTCTATTCTGAAAAGGACTTTTACATTGGTCTCGGTGCTCTTGACTTAGATTATATGTTACGAGGTGACGGTAAAACAGAGGAAGTTGAACAACATTGGATTAATCAACATAAACAACGTTTAGAACTCTTATTTAATGAAGGAGATTTTCTAGGTCATGGTTCTTATTTTTCTACCGCAGAAGAGAAAAATGACTATCAACACTGGTTAAAAACAGCCTTAAACAGTTTTGATAATTGTCACTACTTTATTGCAGAAGCTCCAGCAACTTCTGAACATCCCGTTATAACATCTTCCCCACTGTTTTACTCACTTATGGATGCATTGACTTTTATTGCTAAAGAAGAAGCAAGACACTCTCATCTAAATTTCACTGTACAGCGAGGTTTAATCCCTACTACTGATTTAATGAAAATAGATGGTCGGACTAATGAATGTTTTCAAAAATTTATTAATCAGCATAAAGCTCGGATAGAAAGCTTATCCATGAAAGAGGCTATATGAACAACATTATTGAATTCAAAAAACAACAAAAACAAGAGAAAGCGCCCACTTTCTCTTTTAATCCAACCGAACCAAATATCAAGCCGTATTTGATAAATGCTGATCAATTAGTATCTTACGATATCAATGCTTTGAGTATTGATGAGCTAAGAGAACATGCCCGTTATTCAATCATAATGGCCTATCGTACGCATATCACTCGGGCCCAAGAAAACAATACGTTCAAACAAGTTATTAGGCTAATCAATGCATTTTTAGATAGGCGATATAAAGAGGAACTTACTAAATATCATCTTTCAGGAAACGTAGATATCACCTCACAAGCCAAAGCACTAGCATTTGATGAAGCTCTTAATGTCTTACCTGATATTGCAGGAACTACTATAGCGCGGGAATTAAGATGAGCTTCCGTTATTCCTCTACAACCCGGACTCTGATTGTGTTCGGCAACCTGATGAACCATTACTACGACAATGTGAATCCGTCTCAAATCGTTAACTTAGTGGATGAGGCGAAATTTAAAGAAGCGACTTGGAGAAAATAAGGAAGACGTATGGCTTGTCTAATCAAAGTATCTGAGTTTATTAAACGGGTTTATGGGGATCAGGGTTCTACTCCGCCCGCTCGTCAAACGATTGTGCGACAATGCCGCCTAGGAAAATTGCCTGCTGAGCAGAAAGGTAACCTCTGGTACATCCAGTGGAATATCTATCAAAAGCAAACAGGTGATGATCTTGTAGATAAGGTTTTGGGAAGTTAAAAGCATGGCAAGACCACGCACAAAGAGAAACAAAGATTTGCCGGCAAATTTGTACCGAAATGGCGTAAGCACTTGGAAATACAGACATCCAATTACTGGTGCATGGCATGCCATGGGTGCTGATAAATCAAAAGCTGTCGCTGCAGCACGCAAACTAAATGACATTCTCGCCCCGACAACGGATCTCATATCTGTTGTCATGGGTGAGATAACGTTTGGTGAATTTTCTCAAAAATTCTTATCTGAAAAACGTAGAAAAGATGGCCGCCCACTTTCACCTAACTCTATTCGAACTTATACGCATAGCCTTAGCCGTTGTGCAGAATGGAATGATAAGCCACTCTCTTCCATTAGCCTATTTATGACCAACAAGCTGCTTGAGAATTTACCTGCATCAACTAGCATTGAAACAAGAAGCTTATTAATTCAAATCTTCGATCTTGCAATCAGTAAAGGCTTAGTAACTGAGAATCCTGCAGCGCAAACAATTAAGCGTTTCAGAGTCAAACAACGTAAACGTCATACGTTGGAGGGTTTAGCAAAGATTCGTGATGTATCACCTCAATGGCTGAAAAATGCGATTGATTTAGCAATGCTCACGACTCAGCGACGCATCGATATCATCAATATGAAGTGGACCGATATTAAAGACGGTTATCTGCACGTAGCACAGGAAAAAACCACTGATGACCCTGAAGATGAATTTGAACTATTGGAAGGCGCAGGCTATGTGAGAATAAAGATAAATGGTGAATTACAGATAGTTTTAGACCGATGCAAAGATGACGTAATTAGCCCCTTCATCATCCATCGTGTACCGAAAGGAAAAACAAAAAATAAATGTCAAACAAAGGAACATTGGACACAGGTTGAAGCGCAATATGTATCACGTGAATTTTTGAAAGCAATCCAAAAATCAGGTACGTATCCTGAATTAAAAGGCCGTCAGTTGCCAAGCTTTCATGAGATTCGTGCATTATCGATTCATTTGCATAAAAAAGCAGGTAAATCGGCACAAGCCTTAGCTGGACATGCAACTGAGAAAATGACAGAAATGTATGCATCTGGACATGAAATTATTTGGAATGATGCAGATATTGGTATTGATTTACCATTTAAAAATACTTAATTCAAGAGCCACTTTCCTAGGTGGCTTTTTGACTATACTGACAGCAAATTGCCTATTAAAACCATATTCTAAGTTATTGTTTTACATAACTACCAAATGCACCATTTTTACCTAATTTTTATGTTCTTTTTACACTAGTGACTACATATAAATCAGTCACTTACTTTATTTTTCAATAGCTGTTAAATAAATAGAGAGCATTCAAAAATCCTTAGCTAAGCTTCTGTTTTCAATTACTTTATCTTTAATTTTGCAAAATGGATGCAAAACAAGAAACAATATAAAAACAGGACAAGGTGCGCATTTTAACAATTATGGCAGCTTATTCAACGTTAATTCGCTATTAATTAACGAAAGGAAATTGTATGTGCGCGAACTAGGAATCTATAAGTAAAGAGCGGGTCCATCTGCTAGATCTAGTCAAAGCAGCTGTAGTGATAGTTAGTCATATTTTTAGAGATGGTATTAAGTATAAAAAGTGCGGTGTTGTGCTGACATGCTTAGAGCCAAAATCAGGCCATACTTATGACTTACTAACTGACTTCGAGCATATAGAGAAAAAGGAATGTTTAATGCAGGCTATGGACGGTATTCATAGTAAGTTTGGAAAGAAGAAAATTGGTGTCGGACCATGTTTTGTGCCTGGTCGAAATTGGTCAATGAGTAGGGATAAATTGAGCCGAAATCCATTTCGGTGGGATGAACTATTGACGATTTAG